CTGCTGGGTGGTGTGACGGTGGTAGTTGACCTTGCGCCGAAGCCGATGAGGTGGTGTCTGTGTGGTCGGCGCTTGCTTGACGACGTTGTTAGGTCTGGTTGCCACCGATGGGAATCTCATTCACCGATGTGCCCGCACCCCGTCACATATATAATCGTCCTGTCTATTTTTATGTTTCTGTGACAGTGACATTGTTTCACTATTTAAAGACGGGTGACTCTAGTTGTAGGTTTATCCCCCCACCGTTTCAACATATCTGTTGTGGTGGCCGGTGTTGCAGGACGGAGAACCAGATTCATTTGTGACGTTTGGACGCTGCTCCCTCGCATCAAGTGCGAAGGTCTACCCACCTTTCGGTGTGTCATCCTCTGTCCCCGTGCAAGGGGGCGGGTCTGTTAGAAGCCTCTTTTGCTTCTTGTCGTTGATCAGTTGTGGGCGTAAGCTTGATGGTGCATCTACAAAAAATTTTCTTTATAGACGCTTCCTGTGGGAGATGATAGCATGAAGGTATGTCATCTTCTTCTTCTTCTGCCATCATTTTTGAAGATATATGTTTGGTTGCGTATCTTGAAGGGAGATGGGCTTCGCCTTTTACTTTTAAACGAAGTAAACGTGAACATGACGCTGATGCGGGTGAGGTTCATGCTAGGTTGATGGATTGTGTTCTTGGTGTGATATATTGTCCGTGGTGTGGGGATCGATTTGAAAGTTAGGTAGCTATGGCTCGTGTCCCGAAAAGAAAGATTCGTATCCGTCGTGGCGATACCTATACACATGCTGTTACCGAATATGATGACGACGGTACTCTTTCTAATCTTGCAGGCAATACGTTTCTAATTCAGATCCGTGAAGATTCTGAAGCGACCACAGTTGTGGCTACATTTACGACAACTATTATTAATGCTGTTTTAGGTTCCTGGGAGTTTAGTTTGACTTCTACTCAGACTGCTGCTCTTGCTGTGGGTGTCTATTTTTATGATGTGCAACGCACATATTCTGATCTTAGTGTCCATACTCGGTTTGAGGGTGAAGCCGAAGTAGAAGCAGATATTAGTCGTGCATGATTCGACAGTAGTTAAACCTGTTTCCGGTGACAGCACTATTGTTTATACAATTAGTGATGTTAATGGCAACTCGTCTACTGTTATCGGTTCCGATACCACTATTGTTATTGAGCAAGGTTCACGTGGATTAACAGGCATACAGGGTATTCAAGGTATTCAAGGTATCCAGGGTGTTACTGGGACTGCTGCCACGGTCGCTGTCGGGGCGACGACGACTGGCGCTCCTAGTACAGCGGCAGTAGTGACGAACTCTGGTTCGTCCTCTGCCGCAATTTTTAACTTTACTGTTCCCGAAGGTGTTGTTGGTGCCACTGGCCTAACTGGTTTAACTGGCGCTACTGGTTTAACTGGCACTACTGGTGCCACTGGCATTCAAGGCATTCAAGGCATTCAAGGAGCCACTGGTGTTACAGGTACGGCAGCAACTATTGCAGTTGGTACGGTTAGTGCAGGAACGGCCGCAGTAACAAATGTTGGATCATCAAGTGCGGCTGTTTTTGATTTTGTTTTACAAACCGGTGCTACTGGTGCTACAGGATCTACAGGAGCTACGGGAGCTACGGGGGCTATGGGTCCTATAGGTCCTACGGGTCCTGCTTTTTCTGGTCCACTTAATGATCTTTCTGATGTTGTTATTACAACTCCTGTTACAACACAATATGTAAGATATGACGGAACTAACTTTGTAAACGCAACCATTAGTGCAGGAGATGTCCCTACACTTAATCAAAATACAACTGGTTCGGCGGCTACATGGACAACAGCACGAACAATTACTCTTGGTGGAGACCTAACTGGAAACGTATCAATTGATGGTTCTGCAAATGCAACTTTAACTGCAACAATTGCTGCCGATTCCGTTGTTCTTGGTACTGATACTACAGGCAACTATATGTCAGGTGTTACTGCTGGTACTGGTATTGCTGTAACACATACACCTTCTGAAGGTTCATCTGCAACTATTGCTGTTGATACTACATACCAATACTTTGTTCCTACTGGTGTTATTAATATGTGGGGCACTACTACCGCACCAACTAACTGGTTGTTATGTGATGGTACTGCTATCAGTCGTACTACTTATGCGGCTTTGTTTGCTGTTATTAGCACTACTTATGGTGTCGGTAATGGTTCTACAACTTTTAATGTTCCTAACCTTAAAGGTAAAGTTCCTGTTGGCCGTGATTCTGCTGATACTTCGTTTGACGTTATGGGTGAGTTGGGTGGTGCTAAAACCCATACTTTGAGCAGTGCAGAATCAGGCGTACCAGCTCACGGACATGCTAATACGGCAACATTTAATGGTACTGCCGCAAGCCACAACCATCCACAAAACAGTCACACACATACCACCGACACTCAAGGTTATCACGGGCACGGTGGTTCTGTTGGTACTGGCGAATTCCTATACCGTGACGGTGCATACAACACAGGGTATAACTCTTGGGTTGGTGGTGTTTATCTTGCTATTACCTGGAACGGTGCAACAGCATATGCTGGTTCACACGCCCACAACGTTAATGGACAAACAGCGACCAACCAAAGCACATCCATTACTCCTGTGGGAACAATATCAATGAATAACACCAATAATACTCCTGCTTACGCTTTATCAGCCCACAACATCCTTCAGCCGTATATAGTTCTTAACTACATTATCAAAACATAAGAGGGAAAAGAATGACGCGAATTATTGAAATTGCCGAACATCCGTTGTATGACGATTTTTGCAATAAGTTCACAGAAGAACAAAGAGTGTCTTTTGTTCGTGAACGCAGAGATGCTTTACTGGTCGCATCAGATTTTAGTCAACTTTCTGATGTTATAGTAGACAAAGAAGCATGGGCTACATACCGACAAGAACTCAGAGATTATATGGTTACATATGATCCATCTGATTTAACTCCGACATTCCCACAAAAGCCTTAGGAGGGCACAATGAATAACCAGATTGACTTTAACAAAGTTATCGAAAACCTGTCAACACAAATTGCTATGCAAGCACAGCAGATCGCAATCTTGCAGACAGTTCTACAGCAGTTAGTACCAGCGGAGGAAACCGCCAATACTGACGTAGTGGAAAATATTGAAACACCTGAATGAACCAACTATAAAAAAAGCTTTAGCCGCTAACGCACATCACTCTCGTGCAGTACAGCGACAGCAACAATTCTTGCAATTAACGCAAGCAAACGTACCGTTACAAGAAGCTTTAAAAATAGTTGGGGTCGGATACGAAGCATACCGCCAGTGGCGCAAACGAGATAAGAAGTTTGCTGCCGAAGTAGACCGTATCCGTGCAAACGAGGCACAAGAAGAAGGTGAGTACAACGGTACTCACGCTTCTTTTGCCAAAGAATACTTTGATATGGAATATGCGTGGTTCCAACTCGTATTCCTACAAGAACTAGAGAATTTACCACCAGGTAATATTCTTATGGCACTCTGGCCACCGGAACATGGTAAAACGACCACATATGAGAACTATGTGTCCGAAATGGTTGCGTTACATCCCAACCGTAGGCAGACAGTTGCATCAGAAAACCAATCAATTGCCCGCAAAATCATTGGTCGTATCAAGAACCGTATGGAACCAGGCGGTCCGTTCCCTAAATATGTGGAACGATGGGGTCCTTTCCGTCCACCAGTAGGTTTAGGGCAAGGCAAAGTGGCTCAACCATGGGGCGCAGACCACTTTAACGTCTACAAAAAGTCACATCATGACGAGCGTGACTATACGATGATGGCTCTCGGTGTTGGATCATCAATTGTTTCAACCCGTACCGACCATCTTCATGTTGACGACATTCAATCCGTCAAAACATATACGCAAACCAACAAGATTGAAGAATGGTTTCGACAGGACGCACTCACACGCCCAGGTGAACACGGTATTACCACCATCGCTGGCACTCGTGTGGGTGAAGATGACATTTATAGTCGCCTAGCCGACGACACAGACCTACAAGGAATCCTCAAAGTCATCAAGTTTAAAGCAATCATCACCGATTTTGAGAGCGGTGAACAGAAACCACTATGGCCAGAACGGTACACACTAGACATGTTGGACCGTCAGCGACGCAAAGTAGGTCAAGAAGCTTGGGATCGCAACTATATGCAATCCCCAGGGTCATCAAACAGTAACCGAACCTTCACAGATGAAATGGTTGACGAATGTTTAAACCCTCTGATCTCTTTAAAGCACGAAATACCTACCGACAACATTGTTTATGTAGGCTTAGACCCTGCACTTGGGTCACAAAACTGTGTGATCGCCTGCGAAGTATCCCCTGAAGGCAAACTTATTGTTCGTCGTATCCGTGAAGATGTAGGATTCCGACGCAACGAACAGATTATGCAAGCATTAGATAGCGTCATCCAGTCCTGCAACCTAACAGGACGAGTAACAGACGTAGTAATCGAAACTAAAAACTTCCAAGCCGGCCTAGCAAGAGATGAAAGATTGCTAGAAATGCAACAACACTACGGGTTCGCAATGCGAGAACATATTACTGGCTGGAACAAATATGATGAGTCAGTAGGTGTAGCATCTATGTGCGAATCATTCATGCGACAAGAAATTGTGTTACCATGGGCAGGAGATGACTATACTAGAACCGAAATCGGGGAACTATGTAGGCAACTAAAGGCATGGAGGCCAGGTGCTAGAGGCAGTAAACTTAGGCAAGACAGAGTAATGGCACTATGGTTTGTTTGGATTCTTTGGCGACAAAGATGGAAACAACCCATAGAAACCAATACGAGTGAAACGTGGAGAGTCAAAGGAATACCCTGGTCAGGTACCAGAACAGGGTTAGTAATTCCACTAGGAGCAAAAGTTTGAGAACATTCGATGAAATAACACGCATAGTAAAGGACTTGCAAACAATGCAAGGTCCAGTACTTAACCGTATGAAAGATATTCTTGATCGTTATGACGGCGACTGGATTCTTCCTATGCCCGACATTGACAAAGAACCAAACCTCCCACCCCTTACACCAGCACTAATTGCTGAAGCCGTAGACAATATGGCTATGCGAGCCGCCTCAGTACGCCCAAACAACATCTTTCCTGCAATTGACCCCATGAAAGATAACGGTCGCAGGTCCCGTGAATATGCTGACAAACGACGCAAGATCGTAGCAGCAACCTACTCAAACTCTAAATGGAACCTAGGACGACGACGTTACTACCGTCAACTAGCCGCCTACCACACCTGTAGCCTTGTCGTTATCCCTGACTTTAATGCAGGACTGCCCCGCATTGAAATCCGTGACCCACTCGGCACCTACATTGAGCCGACAGCCAACGAAGAACTACGACAACCCGAATATGTAGCCTTCGTGACCCGCCACTCAGCCGAATTCTTGCGCCGTGTCTACCCACAATCACGCCAAGAAGTAGGCGGACCAATCCACAAAGACGACTACCGTGACCTTTGGGAATGCGTTGAATGGTATGACCTAGACCAAACCGTATTCGGTATCGTCGGACCAGTATTTGATGACCGTCGCATGTCAAGCGAACGCCCATGGATTACCCCATGGCAACAGTTATCACCAAGTTATCCAAACCGTATCGGCATGATGCCAGCCGTAGTGCCCCACAACGTGAGCCTCGGACGCATTGCAAGCCGTATCGGATCAATGCTTGGCAACGTAGACCTACAAGCAAGACTTATGGCATTAGACATTCTTGCCCAAGAAAAAGCTATTTGGCCCGACATGTACGCCATTGGGCGTTCGGGTGGTATGCCTCGTATTATTGGTGGACAATGGAAAGATGGTCGTGAAGGTGAAATCAACTTGCTACAGGACGTTGAGTCCATCGGACAGATTCGATCCACGCCAGACATTAGGACCACGCAAACCATTGACCGTCTTGAACGCAACTTCCGCACGTCAACAGGTTTGGTTCCACAGTTTGGTGGTGAGACTTACGGTGCTCTGCGTACTGGTCGTGGTATGGACGCTATGGCCGGTATGGCTGTTGATCCGCGCATTCAAGAACTCCACGAAATCAGTGAAGCGTGGCTACCACATCTTAACTCAGCAATTCTTTCTACCTATAAAGCGTATTGGCCTGACAAGAAGTATTCAATGTACTCTGGATGGGCTGGAGATAAAGGTATTGTCACATTTACGCCGCAGGAACACATAGAAATCTTAGATAACACGGTTTCGTATAACCTTCCTGGTGCTGATGTTATGCAACAGACACAGATCCTTGGATCGTTGCGTGGCGCTAAAGCTATTTCGGGTCGTACTTTTAGGGCTATGCACCCTTACATTGATGATCATGAGGCTGAAGAGCGTCTTGTGCAGGATGAGGACTTTGATGATGCTTTGCGTCAGAGTGTTCTCCAAAAGCTTTTGACTGGCGAGTTGCCGTTGATTGCTTCTACGATGATTAAGAAGTATTTGTCTGCTGGTAAAGATATTTTTGATGCTGTTGCTATGGCTGATGATGAGATGCGTAAGCGTCAAGCATCAGAAGCACCGCCAGCTCCTGAAGGAATGGTTGCTCCACCCGAGGCTATGCCTGGTATGGCTGGACCTCCAGAGCAGATGATGGCTATGCAACAGGCTCAGGCTCAGGCTCCACCTCCACAGGCTGGACCTCCTCAAGACCCTCGTGCAAATGTTCAACAGTTGTTGGCGGCTATGCAAGGAGGACAAGGTGCCTAGAGCTAAAAAAACTTTGGCTGGTGGTCAAGGCCAGCCAGTTCAATCTATTAGTGGTCAAACATATGGTGAGGGTGTGCAACAGGAACAGTTGCAAAAGACAATGCCTGCACCTCAATTGGCTACCCCCCAGGCTCAACCAACAGCACCAAGTCCTCAACAGCAAGAAGCCCCTGCTCCCAATGCTGCTATGCAAGAACAACCTAAAATGTCTTTAGATGACATGAAAGGTATGTTAAGCAATGTTGGAGGACAGTTGTATCAGCCTGACGATCAACCAAGCGTCCCGTTTAATACAGGATTAGCGACTGGGCCCTCCCCATCATTAAACGCATATGGAACAAGTCCATCTTTCAAACAAGGTGAGTTTATGCGTCGTTTATCACGCGAAACAGGTAACCCTATTTTTTCTGAGTTAGCTATGAAGGCTGGTATTTAATGTCAACTGCGTATACACAGGATGATGTTGACGACATAGAAAATAATCTTCTTGAAGCAGAAGCAAATCTTCAAAGTTATGTAGATAGTTCTGTCCAAACATTCCGAACTAATGCAATTTATCGCATGAATCCATGGATGGGCAGTAC